CAGATGCCTTTGGCTATGCCGCGCAAAATGTGAGAATAAAGATTACCGATTGACAAAAATCCGCAGTTGATACCATTTTGTGTTACCTCGTTTGGCGGTGTCGTATAACCGCTCTCGTTTTGGGGTCGTAACCCAGGAGCAAAAGCATGTCCGACCTGAGTTTGGTTGAAGACGAAGACATCGAAATTCCCGGTGGAGATGAAGATGGCGAAGGCAATGAAGCCGAAGGGGATGCCGATGGCGATGAAGGCCAAGGGCAAGAAGACGATGCCGGCGAAGAAGATGATGAAGGCGAAGGGCAAGAAGGGCATGTAGCAGCCCGTTCGCCGCGCCAGGGCCGCGCCGCCGAGAGCGTGCGGTTAGCCAAGGCAGAGGCGAAAGAAGCGAAAGACCGGGCCGACCGGCTGGAGCGCGAGATTGCCGAAATCCGGCAGTTGCAGACAGCGCCCCGCCAGCCGACCGCCCAGGAGATCGCGGCGGAAGCCGCCCAGGAGGCCGAACGCCTCGCACTGATGGCCCCTCACGAACAGGTCCAGTACCTGGTCGCGAAGGAAATGAACAAGGTCAACGCCCGGCTTCATCAGACGCAGATGACGCTGGCCGAAGAGACGGACAGAGCGGCTTTCCGCTCCTTGCAGACCTCAAACCCGCTGGCGCGGAAGTACGCGACGGATGTGGAAAAGGTGGTCTCGGATCAGAAAGCGCGGGGCTTCACGGTGGATCGTGAAACGGCCCTCAAGCACGTTCTCGGTACCCGGCTGTTCGAGCAGTCGATGAAGAACGCCGGGAAGGCCAAGAAGGCCGGCGCTTCGCGCATCGCAGCAGCCCAGGGCAGACCCGGGCGGGCAGCAGGCGAAGCGGGCTCCGATAGGGGCGGCCGGCGCGGCGACGATAGCATCGAGGCGCTGGAACGGCGTCTCGCGGGTGTGAAGTTCTAGGGCTGTAGGCGGCGTGCCATCAGTCCCGATAACCGGAGGTTCTGATGGGCATTAACGCATCGCCGCAATTCGCAGCCGATCGTCTCAAGTATATCCAGAAAGAGACGCTGCGCCTGACGCAGAAGCAACTGGTGGCATACCAGTTCGCGAATAAGGCGACCCTGCCGGAAGGCTACGGCGTCACCTACACCGCCACCCGGTTCGAGCGCTTGCCGCTCCCCTACGCTCCCCTCTCGGAAGGTGTGCCCCCGGCCGGCGAGACGATGACGATCACCCAGGTCAGCGCCACCGCCCAGCAATGGGGCGACCGGGTGAACATCACCGACGTGGCCGAGCTGACCATCTTCCACAAGCCGTTCAAGCAGGCCATCCGCCTCTGCTCGCTGCAGATCGCGGAAACCGATGAGCGCAACACCTACCTCAACCTGAACGGCGCGCCGAACGTCAACTATGTGAACTCGCGCGGCAGCCGCGCCGCGCTGCAGGCCGGCGATGTTCTCGACCCGCACACGGTCAACCGGACCGCGACGGCGCTGCGCACCAACGGCGCCCCGATGTTCATGGGACCGAAGGAAGAGGACGTGAAGGTCAGCGCCGGCAACGGCGGCAGCAAGGCCAGCAGCAACCCGCGGATGAACCCGCACTATGTCGCGATCATCCACCCCAACGTGTCGGGCGATTTCTCCGAGAACTCCACGGTGGTCACCGCTTGGTCGTACAGCGACATCAACCGCCTGTACAACTACGAGATCGGCGAGTGGCGCTCGATCCGCTTCTGCGAATCGAACATGGTCCCGTCCTGGACCGGCCTCAGCCAATCGGCCGGCAGCGCTGGAACCTCGGGTTCTCTGGCGACCGGCACCTACTACATCACCGTCACCGGCCAGGACACGCAGAACCAGTTCGAGAGCCAGATCTACTCGATCTCGGCCGGTATCGCCGTGACCGGGCCGAATGGCTCCATCACCGTCACCACGCCGAACGTCGCCGGCTTCACCTACAACGTCTATATCGGCCTCGGCACCTCGACGCTCTCGCCGCAGCTTGCGCTCTCGCCCAGCGGCCCGACCAGCGGTCCGCTCACCGGCGTGGCAACCCAGCTTCCGGCCAATACCGCAGTGATCCTGACGGCCATCGGCCCGGCGCGCACGCCGCCGGCCTACCCCGGCAACACCAGCGGCCTGACCGTCTATCCGACCTACGTGTTCGGTGAGGACAGCTACACGGTCGTGGAACTGTCACGGCTGAAGATGCAGTACCTGGACAAGGCCGACAAGTCGGACCCGAACAACCAGCTTCGCATCGTCTCATGGACCAATTTTTATGGGGTTCTCCTTGAGAATGTGAAATTTATGGCCCGCATTGAGAGCACCTCGGCTTTCAGCGGCTCGTACGGCTGATCTGATATCCTGAAAGGATAAGCGAAATGTATCTCGTATCGATGACCTTGAAGGTTCAGTGGGCCCCGGACGGCGCGGCATCGGAGACGGTGCCGAACGCCCAGGTTGCCGAGTTCTCGCTCGGCCCGCCCGGTTCCAGCAGCGGCAGCTATATCCTTGTGCCGGGCGGCAACGCCCCGAGCACGGCGAACATCAACACGGCGGTGGTTGCCGCCGGCGCCGCTCTCTCGACGGCTGCCCAGGCCGCTATCGCGCAAATCCAGGGCTTCGCCACTGGTGGGGATTGATCCATGGCGACGATCACCCTCGGCACGGCAGGGACTACAACCCTTACCGCGCTGACCTTCTCGCGCGGCCTGAATATGTCGAACGCGGATATCGCCACGATCGCCGAGGGCATCCTTAACGATCAGGTGAACACGAACCCGATCTATCCCGGTGCGTGGGCGCGGACGGGCATCCTGTACGTGCCGAACCGGGGAATCCTGAAAGCGCTCCCCGGCGATGTGGTGGCGTTTGATCCGGCCACCGGCTTTCCTATCCTGCTGTCGGCCGCCGCTGCCGCCGGCGCTTCATGGGTGCATAGTTGATGAGCGATGAACTGAAGAAGGCCGCCGCGCCGAAGGCCGATCCCGCCCCGGAAAAGCCCGCTGTCGTTGCCGCCGATCCGAATGCCTTCTCTGAGGAGGACATCGCCCAACTGCGCGCCAAGGCCCGAGAGAAGGTCCAGAAGGAGCTTCGTCAGGCTGCGCTGAAGGCCAAGATGGAGGAGATCGAGGAGGAGGAGCGCGTCGCCGCCGGCCTCGCCCCGAAGGAAGGCCCCGCGCCGACCGCCGAGGAGCTTCTTCAGCATGTCACGGTCAGCCTGCCGCCGTTCTGCATCGACGGCATCAATCTGGACGGCCGCAAATACATGCACGGGCACACCTACCGGGTCAGCCCGGCTGTCTATGCCACGCTGATCGACCAGATGCAGATGAGCTGGCAGCACGAGGACCAGAAGGACGGCAAGTTCACCAACTTCAACCGTCGCGAGCGCGATACCCATATCCGCCACGGCGCCGCTCTCAACGCGCCGATGGCGCTGAACACAAGGACGGACCTGCACTGATGTCCACTGTCACCGAAATGAAGCGCCCGATTTCCGAGGCCAAGCCCAGCGACGTTGCCGTCGGCACGGTCATGGAGTTCCGCATCGGCGAAGGCGCGTCCTCGCTGCAGCTTTCGTCCTGCTTCGGCCGCGACGACGGGCTGGAGGTGTGGAACGACGTGCTGGACAAGATGCGTAAGGCCGGCTTTCGGCAGGCGGCGCTGGTGGACATCGACAGTTTCAGCCATGCCATCATCGTGCAGAAGCGCGAGAAGCAGGATGCGGTCGAGCTCTACGAGCGGGCCGAGCGGACGTTCCAAGAGATGATGATCCAGTCGTCGGCGCGGATCGAGGCTTTCCAGTCGGAAGCCGGGTCGATCAAGTCCGACGATGAGATGGCGTTCGGCACGTCCGGCAAGCGCGGCGACTACAAGATTTCGCAGGGCGCCAGCGTCCGTGTGCAGCGCATCGTGTCGCAGATCGACCACGAGGAGCGCGAGCAGGACAAGCTCAAGGCCGACCGTGACGGCGCATTGCGCAACCACGACAGCGCCATGCGCGACTTCGACAAGAAGATTGCCTGGTTCCAGAGCGAGATCGACCGGCTGACCGCAGCCATTTCGGAGTAACCATGGCCCTCACCGCGGCCCAGATCGTCGCGCTCGCTTGCGGTGCAGCCCATGTGCCGGGGTTCACCGCCCAAGCCGGCATGTTGCTCAACATGATCTTGAGCGACCTGGCACAGACCCAGGACATGGACCTGTGCCGCGGCGTCTTCAATTTCAATCTGGTGGCCGATAACGGCTCGG